GATGCGCGTGCTGCCGACCTGCTCAATGAGATGGACCCGGCCGGCGTCAGCGAACTGGTGCCGGACTGGGAGCGGGTGATGAACCTGCCCGACCCGTGCCTGGGCGCCACACCGCTGTTCGACGACCGCCGCCTCGCCGTACGCCGGCGCTTGCTCGCGGTCGGCAGCCAAGCCGTCGGTTACTACCTCGAAATCGCCAAAAGCCAGGGCTACCCCAACGCCACCATCACCGAACTCGAAGCGCCGCGCATGGGCCGTTCGCGTTTCGGTTCGGCGCACTGGGGCACGTGGGAGGCGCAGTTCATGTGGACGCTCAACACCGGCGGGCGCTTGTTGCTCGGTCGGCGTTTCGGCGCGAGCTACTGGGGCGAGCGCTTTGGCGTGAACCCGGGCTCGGCGCTGGAATGCCTGATCCATCGCAGTGCCCCGGCGCATACCAAGGTGCACATCAATTATGACTAGGGAGGAATAAGCCATGGATTATCCGAACAGTGTGCCCAGCGCCGGTTTGGTGAATGGGAAGTTTGTCGATGAGAACCCAATGACCGGAACCCCGGGATCGTTGATTCCGGCGGATTGGGGGAATGGGGTTACGCAGGAAATTCTCAACGTGATCAATGCGGCGGGTCTGACGCCGGACGAGAAAAAATACGATCAGTTGCTGCAAGCGATTCAGTCGGTGACGGCCAAGGGCTGGAATCAGGATCTGGCGTTGCCGCTGGTGGCATTGCCGCTGCCGACGGTAGCCACCGCCGATGGTCGGTTGACGGTCAGCCCGGCTGCGGCATCCACCAGTGGTGGCAGGGTTTCGATTGCGGCAGGCACCTATATCAGCCTCGGTCAGGAAGTCGTGAATGGCCAGTTGGGTCGTTCGCGCACGTTTGTGACGTCGGCCTGGAGCAGTGCGGATCTGTTGCCCAGCAGCCATTACTTTTTACGCGCTCAGGTCTCTGGCGGTGCGCTGACGTTCTACGTGCAGCGTGGCAACATCCATGACGTGACGCCCGAGTCGTTGAAAGGAACGGTCAACGGTGCCGCCGGTGGCGGCTTCCAGTCGACGGCACTGGACATGTGCCTGGCCTGGATCGTGACCGGCGCACCGGGCTCGGTGCCCACGGTTCGAACCATCTACAACCGTGCTCGTTTGACCTGGACTCAGACGGTCAACGGCACGGGCGCAATTTTCCTGCCACTGGATCCTCATGCACGTTCTGCACGTTTGGTTGCCGGCAATCCAACGCCGTCCTCGACGGCAGTGACATCGGTTGCCTTTCCGTCAACGGGATGGGCGGGCGGTAACTATTGCTTCCTGTCGCCCATTATTGCGGGGAGTTCCAACAACCCCGGGGGCTGGAACCCCGCAACGGTTTCCCCTTGTGTGTTGTTTACCAACAACATCGTCAACGACGTTACGGTTTCAACGCTGGCCGCCAGTTTCGACCATGCCAATTTGCGCTCGCTGTGGCAGTGCTATCAGGCAGAGCACAACCTTGGTCAGTTGAACGCCGAGAGTGATGAGTTGTTGCTGAGTATGGGTATCAAGAGTCATCCGGTCACTGATTACAGCGTCGGGATTGCGGTCAATTTTGCCGATGCCGTCAACGTCCAATTGTCCTGGGAGCTTATTCGATGATCGTTATTCAGGAGCTTCATCAGTTCGACGGCGAAATGCGCCTTCCTCAACCCTCTGCCGCCCATGACTGGGACGGTGTGGCATGGGTTCTGAACGCAGACAAACAGACTGAATTGAATGCGCAGGAAGTTGAACAGATTTGCGTCAAAGTTGACGCCGCTGCCGACAGCACTCGCATCGCATTGGCCGGCGACCCGCTCAAGGCCATGGAGTACGCCCAGGCCGCCGCCGACGCACAGGCCTATCAGGACGCCGGTTACCCGAAAAAGGAAGTGCCACTGTCGGTCGCTGCGTGGGTGGTCAAAGGACGCACTGCCAAACAAGCCGCCGAGCAGATTCTGAGCAAGGCCGATCAACTGACCGACCATCTACTGGCGCTGCGTACGCTGCGCCTGAAGGCCAAAGCGCAAATTCGCACTCAGGCTGCCAAAGGCAACATGGATCTGGCGCGCAGCGCTGGTGACGAAGCTTTGGTCGCCATTCGCGAATTGGCCAGCGGCCTTTCCAGCTAAACCGAAAATTCTGCGTACTGCGTCAGCCAAGCCCACTTCGTTGTGGGCTTTTTATTTTCAGAAAACGGACCGTGGACAGGCACGCAGAAGACGCTGTGCCGACGCCGGTCATTTGTCATTTCAAAGGAACGAACAACCTATGGATTATCCAAAAAGCGTCCCCAGCGTCGGCCTGGTCGATGGTCGCTTCGTCGATGAAAACCCGGTGGCGGGTACGCCGGGGTCGTTGATTCCGGCGATTTGGGGCAACAGTGTGACTCAGGAGATTCTGAGTGTGATTACTGGTGGTGGGTTGGTGGCTTCCGAGGCGGATACCGGGCAGTTGTTAAAGGCGATTCAGTCGATTGTTGGCAGCGCTAGTCCGATGCGTTCGGTCATTACTCGGCTTGCAGCTTCCAAGTCACTGGCTGAGCAGGAACTCGGTCTCGTTTTGATCGATGGCAGTCCCGCTCCCGTGACCCTGACTTTACCTCCGGCGGATCTTGCTCTGGGTGTACGCGATGTGATTCTTCGTCGTGTCGACAACAGCGGCAATCGCCTCGTTGTTCAAGCATCCGGCACCGACAGGATTCGCTTTCACACCTACCTGTCGGCCAGCGGTTATCCGTTTCTGGTGTTGATGGGTGGAGGTGACTGGTGGCATCTGCGCAGTGACGGAGCCGGGAGCTGGTGGCCGATAGGGCGCTTCGACAATAACGCCTTGGGCCGCCCGTTGTTCGAGACCACCACAACGCTTAACCCGGGTGGTTATGGCGTTCCCAACGGTGATCTGTTCAAACGGGCCGAATGGCCGTGGCTGTGGGATTTTGCTCAGGCGTCCGGGGCACTGACGACCGAAGCTGCCCGTGCAGGCCGAGAAGGTGGCTGGACCAGTGGCGATGGAGCCTCGAACTTTCGAATTCCCGAGATTCGGGGCGAGTTTCTACGGGTACTCAGTGAAACCAGAAACGTTGATACCGGACGAGTAATGGGCAGTCTGCAAATGCATGCGTTGCAGAGCCACAACCATTATCTGCCGACTGGGACCGGGGCGACTTTCAAGCCTGCTCCAGCGATTCCAGATCCCGTCTGGGACGTTAACACCAACGTCAACTTTTCACCGACGACCGCAACCGTGGCAACGACCTATCCCAACCCTGCATTCGACTCTGATACCTACATCGGCAATATCGGCAATTTCGCCGCTGAAACCCGACCGCGAAACATCGCTTATCCCGCACGAATCAAACTGATCTGAGGTGTACATGTTCAATTATTTGATAGATGACAGCGGTGCATTGACCGGGCCTGTCGAGTTTCCGCTGGTGCCCGGGATCGGTCTGCAACTGCCAAGCAATGCGGTGACGCTGAGCATCGAACTCTCCCCGGCGCCTGAGGGGTTTGCCTGGGCCTATGACAAGGGTTCGTTGCAACAGCAGATCGATTGTCGCGGCGATGTCTATCGCACTGACACAGGCATTCGGGAAACCTGGAACGCGCTTGGCGAATTGCCGGAGGGCTTCACCCGGTTGCCTTTTCCGGGTGGCTTTCACTTCTGGTTGGGCAACGCCTGGCAGGTCGATGAGGCCGCGCAACTGGCGGATCGCAAACGCATCGTCCTCGTTAAGCGCGACGCACTGCTACGCGACGCCGTGCTGCGCATCGCCCCCCTGCAGTACGCCGAAGACATCGGCGATGCCAGCCATGACGAACAACTGCTGCTGATCGAGTGGAAGCTCTACAGCGTCGAGCTGAACCGCATTGAAAAGGCGAGCGGTTTTCCTGAAAACATCTCTTGGCCGGTGGTGCCTGGCGCCGCTGTCGCTGACTGAACCCGCACAAGGAGACGTGCAATGGATTATCCGAAAAGCATTCCCGGTGTGGGACTGGTCAACGGTGGCTTCATCGATGAAAACCCCGTCGCCGGAACACCGGGTTCACTGATCCCGGCCGCGTGGGGCAACAGCGTCACTCAAGAAATTCTCAATGCGATCAAGGCTGCCGGATTGACCCCGGATGAAGCCAAAACCGATCAACTGGCCACAGCCATCGGCGCCCTGGTCGACTTCAGCAAACTGAAAAATACCCCAACCACGTTGGCTGGTTATGGCATCACCGATGCGGTGGGGCGGTTGCTGGGAGTTCGACAGTTCGAGACGGTCGGGATCACGGTTTACAAGCCCAACCCAAGAGCCCGGCGCATTCGTGTGCGTCTGGTTGGAGCCGGTGGCTCGGGGGGAGGCTGTGCACCGGTGGCGGCGGGTTATCACGCCATCGGCGGTGGCGGTGGTGGTGGCGCCTATGGCGAGAGTTTGTATGACGTGAGCGCGGAAATGATGGCCGGCGTGCCGGTTTCACTGGGAGCGGGTGGCGCCTCACGTAACGCGATGGGGCAGGCCGGTGGTGGTGCTTCTTTTGGCAGCTACATGAGCGCGGCGGGAGGCATGGGCGGGCAAATCCTGACCTTCCCCGTGACAGCCACGGCAGTCGGCTTCGTTCAGGGTGGCGCCGGAGGGCAAGCCGTCACGGGTGGCAACCTGGCTAACGCACGTGGAGTGGGCGGTGGTTACGCCATGTACAACGCCAATTGGGGCGTATTGGCTGGCGGTGGTGGGGCGAGCCCGTTTGATGGCGGTGGCCCGTTGATGGGCCTCAGTGGCCCCGGTACTTCAGGGAGCCGAGGCTCGGGTGGCAGTGGTTCTTGTTCAACCAATGCATCCGCCTCTGTCCTTAGCGGTGTCGGCGGCAACGCCTTCTGTGAAATCTGGGAGTACGAGTAATGGCCGTTTATGCACGGATCGAGAACGGCGTAGTCGTCGAACGGATCGACACCGGTGACTACGCAATCAGCCAACTGTTCGCGCCGTCTTTTGTCGAGTCGATGGTGCGAGTGCCGGATGGTCAGGCGGTCGAAATCGGCGCGCCGATCAGTGAGTTGCCGACTGTCGCCGAACCACGGCCCGCGCAGGAAAGTGCGGTGATTTTTCAGGCGCCGGTTGTTGCAGATCAAGCGCCTGCGGCAGCGGAACGCAGCTGGCGTCAGGCATCCCTTTCAGCGACCGAATGGATGGTCACTCGCCATCGCGATGAGCAGGAACTGGGCCGCGGAACCTTACTCAAGGCTGCGCAATACCTGGAACTGCTTGAGTACCGGCAAGCGCTGCGCGACTGGCCTGATTCCAGCCATTTTCCGGCAGTGGTTTCCCGTCCGGCTGCACCGGGATGGATGGTCAGCGTTTCTGGCTGAAACTGTAATTGATGCTTTGAGAATGGAGAAGACTGATGGATTACCCAAAAAACATTCCCAGCGCCGGTTTGGTGAATGGCAGGTTTGTTGATGAAAACCCTCTTACCGGAACGCCAGGTTCCTTGATTCCGGCGAGTTGGGGCAATGCTGTTACGCAGGAAGTTCTGGAAGTCATCAAAGGCTCAGGAGCGGCCGCTGATGAAAGTGATAACACTCAACTAAAAGCGGCCATTGATACGCTTATAGCGAGGAAGCAAAGCGAGAGTCTTGCCAGTCAGGACGAAGCCGAATCCGGCGCCAGCACTACCCGGTTGATGACGCCGTTAAGAGTCTTTCAAGCCATTGCGAAAAAAGTGCAACAAGCCACAGAGGCCCTCGTAGGAACTGCAAAAATCGCCTCTCAGGCAGAGGTCAACGCCGGTGTCAGCGACACATCTATCGTGACCCCTAAAAAGCTCAGACTCGGCTTCATGGTGAGGTTAGGGGTATCGGGATATGTTGTTTTTCCTTCGTGGATGGGTGGGGTGATCATCCAATGGATCAGTGGCAGTGCCAGCCAGGCAGGCAATAATAATTATGGCGATGTCAATCTTTGGCCATTGGTTTTTCCCAACGCGCTTTCTCTTGCAGTCGCTACTCACGAGGGCACTTCATCAGCAACTTTACTGGTCTGGAATAATGCGACGATCAGTCGGCTGGCGGGCATCAATGTTCGCTGTCCTGATTATCCGACAGGCTCCATTGCTGCTCGAGTAATCGGAATAGGGTACTGAACATGTATTATTTTTCTCCGCAAACTTCTGGCTTTTATCATTCAGATCTACACGGTGCGAACATCCCCGCTGACGCGTTTGCGTTGAGCGATGGCGAGTATTGCGCGCTGGTCTCTAATGCTCCCGCAGGGACAGTTCTTTCACTGAACGCTAAAGGGCGTCCAGAGCGGGTGGTATTGGCTGGACAAACCACCAATGCCACAGAAAAGTTCTGGCGCGACAAGGTTCTGGATCGTACTCAATGGCTGGTCCTTCGCGATGCCGAAGAACTGGAAATGGGCGAGGGCACAACCTTGCGTACCGAGGAGTTCAAAGAGCTCCTCGCCTACCGGCAGGCTCTGCGCGACTGGCCCAATCATCCGGACTTCCCCGATGCCCGCTCGCGCCCGGTCGAACCTGACTGGCTTGAAGATTTGCTGCGGACCCATGGCTGAGCGGTTCGCCCTTCCATCAAGGATAGATATACATGGATTACCCAAAAAACGTCTCAGGCTCAGGCTTGGTCGACGGCAAGTTTGTCGATGAAGATGCCATCGCGGGAACACCGGGATCGTTGATCCCTGCGAGTTGGGGCAACAGTGTTACCCAAGAGATTCTCAGCGCGATTACCGCAGCGGGTCTGAAACCCGATGAAAACCAGACCGATCAACTGGCTCAGGCGATCCGTCAATTGTCCAAGCCTGATCCGCTACAGCAGTTTCCTGTGCAGGTGTATCGCAGGAATGTTCTGATCAATGGCGGGTTCGATATCTGGCAGCGCGGCACGACCAACCAAGGCCCCAATATCGGTGGCTATGTAGCCGATCGTTTTCGCTGCGACTGGAATGGCAATGCTGCCGTGACCATCTCTCGCCAGGACTTTGCTCCGGGGCAGACAGAAGTGGCAGGCGAGCCGGGTTATTTTTTACGCTGGCAGCAAACCTCAGCGGGCGTCGGCGCTACCGAGCACAAGATTTCCCAAAGCGTTGAGTCAGTCAGAACGCTGGCTGGACGAACCGCCACCGTGACCTTTTGGGCGCGCTCCGATGCCACGCGCTCATTGAAAGTGACGATCGGCCAGTACTTTGGCAACGGTGGTTCGGAAGCCGTTGTCAAAGTGATCGATGTTTTTCAATTGAGCACCGCATGGGGCAAGTACAGCGCAACGTTCCAGGTGCCATCGATCGCGGGGAAAATGCTCGGCGCCAATGATTATTTGCGCTTGGCATTTGATTTGCCGCTCAACGTTTTGCAAACCGTGGATCTGACGCAGGTGCAATTGGAAGAGGGACCGGTTTCCACGCCATTCGAATACCGTCTTTCTGGCGAAGAATTGACGTTGTGTCAGCGTTATTTCGAAAAGTCTTTTGCCAACCGTTTACCGATTCGTGCAAACAACGGCACGGGCACCTGCATCGTCTCGTTTACTCAGGCTGCGCCTGGAAATACCGGGCAATACGGGATGGTCGTAGACATGCAGACTCAGAAAAGAGTGCAGCCTACAGTTGTCCTGTATTGCCCTGGAAATACAAGTAATCAGATTTGGAACTATTCGCAGGGAGTGCCTTGCACAGGCACCATTGTGCAAAGTGTGACACAGCGCAGTTTCGCGATCGGCACTGTGACGCCTGTAAACAGTCAGCCCGGTAACGGATTGCAGATTGAATGGACAGCGGACGCTGAGATCTAGGAGTGAACCCATGACCTATCAACTGACCACTTGCGGAGTACTGCGCAAGGAGGACTCTTCGTTTATCCCGCAGGACCCAACCAATCGCGACTGGCTTGATTATCAAGCCTGGCTGTTATCTGGCGGCCAAGTCCAGCCATTGAATGAAACCCTCGAAAACGCAGCCCCGGCCAGCTCAGTGACAAGTCTGGCAAAAAAATGGCTGGGGGCTGTTGTCCGCCAACCATGATTCAATCGGGGCAATATCCAGGGAGGATCAAGCATTATGCAAATAACTGAAAACAACCTTATCGACATCATGCCCAACGCCCGCTCCCAAGCGGGCGTTTTTGTTTCGCCGCTCAACAGCGCCATGGCGCGCCGCCATATTGACTCGCCTAAACGCGTCGCGGCGTTCCTCGCGCAGGTCGGCCATGAGTCGGGGCAGTTGCGCTACGTGCGCGAACTGGGCAACAACCAATACCTGAGCAAGTACGACACGGGTACGTTGGCCTTGCGTCTGGGCAACACGCCGGAGGCTGACGGCGACGGGCAAAAATACCGGGGGCGCGGGTTGATCCAGATTACCGGCCGTTCGAATTACCG